CAGGGCGTAGAGCTGTAGAGCAACTAATCAAGGTTGCTAAAGAAGATATTATAAAGCCAGACCCTGATGATGAGCTAGCAGCTGATAGATTAAAGAACGCAGCAGCTACAAAAAAACTAGCTATATTCGATGCGTTTGAGATATTAAATAAAATAGATTTAGAAGAAGAGGTTATTAACTCTGGAGGACAAGTAGATAAAACAGATACAAAACAAGGATTTGCAGAACGAAGGTCAAAATAAATTATATCAGGTAATAAAAGATTATATTCCTAAGTCTGTTCTTACAAAAAAGAATAGAGCTAAGACGTGGTTATATGGGTATAGTGAAAAGTATGACTTAGTAGTAATATCTAGAAATGGAACAATAGGTCAGATAATAAATATAAATGGTTTAGCAATTGGACTTCCTAAAGAGCCAGAGGAATTGTTTAAACGTTCTGATAAAAAAGAAGAGCAGTACTGGGAAAGGGAAGAACTACCTAAGGATTTATCTAGAATTAATTCTATATTCCAGTGGAACGACAGGCCTTCTGCATTTAAAAACAAATGGGTAGATTATATAGAGTCGGAGTTTGATAGAAGAGAGTTAGGTTTCTGGTTCTACAATAACGGAAAACCAACTTACATTACAGGTTCTCATTATATGTATCTACAATGGACAAGTATAGATGTTGGATATCCAGATTACCGTGAGGCAAATAGGATTTTCTTTTTATACTGGGAAGCTTGTAAGGCAGACAAGAGATGCTTTGGTATGGACTATCTTAAGATAAGACGTTCAGGGTTTTCTTTTATGGGGTCATCTGAATGTGTAAACACAGGAACTCTAGCTAGAGATTCAAGGGTTGGTATATTATCTAAAACTGGTTCGGATGCAAAAAAAATGTTTACCGATAAGGTTGTTCCTATAGCAAATAGACTTCCATTCTTTTTTAAACCTATACAGGATGGTATGGATAAACCTAAAACTGAATTAGCCTTCAGAGTTCCAGCTTCTAAAATAACCAAGAAGAATATGCATGAGGTTATGGATGATGAGCTAACAGGGTTAGACACAACAATTGACTGGAAGAACACGGATGATAACTCTTATGATGGTGAGAAACTTTTACTTCTAGTACACGATGAATCAGGTAAGTGGCTAAAACCAAATAACATTCAAAACAACTGGCGTGTAACTAAGACTTGTTTGAGATTAGGTAGTAAGATAATAGGTAAGTGTATGATGGGGTCTACATCAAATGCGCTTAGTAAAGGTGGTGAGAACTTCAAGCGTTTGTTTGAGGATTCAGATTTAAAAACTCGTAATGCAAATGGTCAGACTAAATCAGGATTATATAATCTATTTATTCCAATGGAGTGGAACATGGAAGGTTTTATTGATAGATACGGTATGCCTGTGTTTAGAAAGCCTGAGAAAAAAATTAAAGGGGTAGATGATGAGTGGATAACAAACGGAGCAATTGATTATTGGGAAGCAGAGGTAGAATCATTAAAAAAAGATGCAGATGCATTAAATGAATTTTACAGACAGTTTCCAAGAACAGAGTCACACGCTTTTAGAGATGAGAGTAAGTCATCGCTATTTAACTTAACTAAGATATATCAGCAGATAGATTATAATGATTCTCTTATTATGGAGCATCACATAACTAGAGGTAGATTCTACTGGAAAGATGGAGTGAAAGATTCAGAGGTGATATGGACACCAGATTCCAGGGGAAGATTCAAAGTATCTTGGACTCCTAAAAGAGGATTGAATAATAGGAAGGTTAAAAAGCATGGAGTATATTTTCCTGTTAACGAACATATAGGAGCATTTGGGTGTGACTCGTATGATATATCTGGAACTGTTGGAGGTGGAGGTTCTAATGGAGCTCTGCATGGTTTAACTAAATATAATATGGATGAAGCTCCGAGTAATGAGTTTTTTTTAGAGTATGTTGCTAGACCACAAACGGCAGAGATATTTTTTGAAGAAGTATTAATGGCATGTGTGTTTTATGGGATGCCTATACTTGTAGAGAATAACAAACCAAGGTTACTCTATCATTTTAAAAACAGAGGGTACAGAGGATTTAGTATGAACAGGCCCGATAAACATTATAATAAATTATCAAAAACAGAAAAAGAACTTGGTGGTATACCTAATACTTCTGAGGATGTAAAACAATCACACGCAGCAGCTATAGAATCATATATAGAAAAGCATGTAGGTATAGATTTAGACGGACAGCATAGAGCTGGAGATGAGATGGGAAGTATGTATTTCATAAGGACTTTAGAAGACTGGGCTAGGTTTGATATTAGTGCTAGAACTAAGTTCGATGCTAGTATTAGTTCAGGGCTTGCAATTATGGCAAATCAAAAGCATGTTTATCTTCCTGAGAAAAAACAATCAAAAATAAGTCTTAACTTTGCAACATATAATAATAAAGGAACATTAAGTGAATTAATTAGATGAAAGAGGTAAACATAAACATTTCATCTGTAGGATTCCCTAGTCAGTTTGTATCTGATGCTGAAAAAGCAACCGATGAGTTTGGGTTACAAATAGGGCAGGCTATTCAATATGAATGGTTTCGTAAAGATTCTAACGGATGCCGATATTATAGTCAGTGGAGGGACTTTAACAGATTACGCCTTTACGCAAGAGGGGAACAATCCATAGCAAAATATAAAAATGAATTAGCGGTAGATGGTGATTTATCTTACTTAAATTTAGATTGGACTCCAGTTCCTATTATTCCAAAGTTTGTAGACATTGTAGTTAATGGAATGTCTGATAGATTGTTTAAAGTAAAAGCTTACGCACAAGATGCTTTATCTCAATCTAAAAGAAATAAATATCAAGAAATGATTGAGGGGCAAATGGCCGCTAAAGATGTTTTATCTATAATACAAGAGGGAACAGGGTTTGACCCATTTATAATGAATCCTGATGAATTACCAGCGAGTGACGAAGAGTTATCGTTGTATATGAATTTAAATTACAAACCAGCCATAGAGATTGCTGAAGAAGAAGCGATTGATACAATGTTTGCCGAGAATCATTATGACGACATTCGTAAGCGTTTAGATTACGATATGATGGTGACGGGTATGGCTGTAGCAAAACACGAGTTTCTTCAGGGAAGTGGTGTGCAGGTTTCTTATGTAGACCCAGCTAATGTGGTATATAGTTATACTGAAGACCCGCACTTTAAAGATTGTTTTTACTGGGGTGAAATTAAAACAGTTCCTATTGCGGAGCTTATCAAAATTGACCCAACACTTACTACAGATGATTTAGAAAAAATATCAAAATACAGTCAAAGCTGGTATGATTATTTTAATGTTGCTCAGTTTTATGAGAATGATATATTCTATCGTGACACTTGTACATTAATGTATTTTAATTATAAAACCACAAAGAAGATGGTTTATAAGAAAAAAGTTAATGACAATGGTAATATTAAAATGATTGAAAAGGAAGACACTTTTAATCCTCCAGTAGACATGATGGAGGAAAACAATTTCGAGAAAGTAGAAAAAACTATTGATGTTTGGTATGATGGGGTTATGGTGATGGGAACAAACATAGTTTTAAAGTGGGAGCTTGCTAAAAATATGGTAAGACCTAAGTCTTCATCTCAACATGCAATACCTAATTATGTGGCTGTAGCTCCAAGAATGTATAAAGGAGTTATTGAGTCATTAGTAAGAAGAATGATACCTTACGCTGATTTAATTCAGATGACTCATTTAAAACTACAACAGGTTATAGCTAGAACAGTTCCTGATGGGGTATATATAGATGCAGATGGTTTAAACGAAGTTGATTTAGGAACAGGAGCGGCATATAATCCAGAGGATGCATTAAGACTTTATTTCCAAACAGGTTCGGTTATTGGTAGAAGCTATACGCAAGAAGGTGATTATAATCAAGGAAAAATCCCTATACAACAGCTTACAAGCAATTCAGGAGCTTCTAAGGCGCAAATGCTTATAGGTAATCTTAACCATTACTTAGATATGATTCGAGCTGTAACAGGTTTAAATGAAGCGAGAGACGGTACAATTGCCAACTCTGATGCTTTAGTAGGCGTTCAAAAGTTAGCATCATTAAGTTCTAATACCGCTACTCGCCATATATTAGATGGAAGTCTTTACATATATAGAACGTTAGCGGAAGCTTTAACTTATAGGGTAGCGGATATTTTAGAATACTCTGATTTCAAAGATGACTTTATAAATAAAATAGGAAAATACAATGTTAGTATACTTGGAGAAATATCTGATTTATACATATATGACTTTGGAGTCTTTATTGAGTTGTCTCCAGATGAAGAACAAAAAGCTATGCTTGAGCAGAATATTCAAATGGCATTATCAAAAGGCGATATCAATCTTGAAGATGCTATTGATATACGTGAGATTAAAAATCTTAAACTTGCCAACCAATTACTTAAAGTAAAACGTAAAGCTAAGCAAGAAGCTGATGAAAAGAGAGAGATGCAAAAGCAAGCAATGGTTTCACAACAACAATTACAGTCTCAACAAATGGCTGCACAAACTGCGATGCAAAAGATTGAAATGGAAACTCAAGCTAAAATGAAGTATAGACAAGCTGATGTTGCGTTTGAAATAGAAAAACAAAAAGCGGAAGCACAATTAAAAGCTCAGTTAATGCAACAGGAGTTTAACTATAATCTACAGCTTCAAGGAATGACACAGCAGCAAATAACTGCTAGAGAGGATGAGAAAGAGCAAGCGAAAAGTAACAGAATAAGTCAGCAAAATACACAACAATCTGAATTAATTAATCAGCGTAAAAATAATTTACCTCCGAAAAACTTTGAGTCTAACGAAGACACATTGGATGGATTTGATTTAGCTGAATTTGAACCAAGATAATATGTTTATATTTTGCGTAACTTTGCAACTAAATTAAATTAAATCAAATGGATATTAAAGTAAGAGAAGTAACGGCTGAAGAAAAGTCGTCTCAACAAATAGAACAAGAACTCCTTGATAAGCATGAGGAGAAAACTCAGTCACAAACTGAGCAAGTCGAAACAACTGAAGTAAAGGTTGAAGAACAGCCACAGCAAGAAGTTGAAGTAAAAGAAGAAACAGAAAATGTACAGGAGGAGAAACCTGTAGAAGAAGTTGTTGAAGAACAACCTCCACAAACACAGACTCCACCTGAATTGAATGAAGATGAAGTTCTTTCATATATTGGAAAAAGATACGGTAAGGAAATCAATTCAATTGATGATTTGGTTAGTGAACGTGAAGAAAGCGAACCGCTTCCTGAAGACGTTGCTGCTTACCTAAAGTATAAAAAAGAAACTGGACGTGGTTTTAATGACTTTGCAAAACTGCAAAGAGATTACACTGATTTAAGTCCAGACGCTTTGCTACGTGAATATTATTCTATAACAGAAGAAGGTTTAGACTCTGAAGATATAGATATGTTAATGGAAGATTTTGTTTATGACGAAGAAGTTCATGAACCAAATGAAATTAAAAAAATAAAACTAGCAAAGAAAAAAGAAATTGCTAAAGCTAAAAGGTTTTTAAAACAACAGCAGGAACAATACAAACAGCCCCTTGAGTCAAGGGAAAGTTCTGCCACTGCTAATAATGAAGAACTTATAGAGTATAGGCAATATTTAGAGTCAGCTAAAGCTCAACAGAATGATGCTGTTCAGAAAAGAGAATGGTTCGTTAAAAAAAGCGACGAGGTATTCAGCTCCGAATTTAAAGGTTTTAAATTCAATATAGGAGAAAATGAAATAGTGTATTCCCCAGGTAGTGCTTCTGAACTTAGAAAAGCTCAAGAGACTCCACTTAATTTTGTAAATAAATATTTGGATTCTAGTGGTTTTATTAAAGATGCAGAAGGATACCACAAATCTTTAGCTATTGCAATGAATCCTGAAAAGTTTGCTCAGTTCTTCTATGAACAGGGTAAATCCCAGGCAACAGATGATGTAATGCGTAAAACAAAAAATGTCAATATGACTGAGCGTAGTGCACCAGAAGTTTCTGTCAAATCAGGTTTTCAAGTGAAAGCAGTTTCTCAGCCTTCAAGCAAAGGACTGCGAATTAAGAGTATAAAAAAAACGTAATAATAATTTAAAATAATATAACATGGCAGGACAAGTAAAAGCAACGCCAACATTCGCGTTGACTCCGAGTTCAGAAAGAACTCCAACAGCCCAAAACTATATTGTAAATTTTGATTTCTTAAATCAGTATCTTCCTGATACGTATGAAAAAGAATTTGAAAGATACGGTAATAGAACGATTTCTTCATTCTTAAGAATGGTAGGAGCGGAAATGCCTACAAACTCAGACCTTATCAAATGGGCAGAGCAAGGTAGGTTACACACGAAATATACACAAGTAGGTACTGCAGTAGCAGCAGGTCAAGACCAAGCTATATTTCAGGTAAACGATGCAATCGACCCAGCGACTGCTGAGCAAGTAATCAGAGTAGGACAAACAGTAGTGATTGTTCAAAACGATGGTTCAGGTCTTAACAAAGCAGTTGTAAGTGCAGTAAACAATGCCGGTGGTGGTAAAGGACAGTTCACAGCTGACTTTTATGAAGCAGGTGGTTTAGTAACTTCAGGTACTGGAGCAGGTAACGCAGATGTTACAGTGTTTATTTACGGTTCAGAATTTAAAAAAGGAACAGCAGGTATGGTAGGTTCATTAGAAGCTAATGACTTTATCTTCGATAACAAACCAATCATTATTAAAGATACGTATAACGTAGCTGGTTCTGATATGGCTCAAATCGGATGGGTAGAAGTTACTACTGAAGATGGTGCTACTGGTTACCTTTGGTACTTAAAATCTGAGCACGAAACAAGATTAAGATTCGATGACTATTTAGAAACAGCTATGATTGAAGCTGTACCTGCAGAGCAAAACTCTGGAGCTGCTGCAATCTTAGGAAGCGCAGGTGGTGCTGCTAACCCAGGTGCTGGGTCAGACGGTATTTTCTATGCAGTTTCTCAAAGAGGAAACATCTGGGACGGTGGTAATCCAACTACCTTAGCAGACTTCGATTCAATCATTAGTAGATTAGACAAACAAGGAGCTATTGAAGAAAATGTAATTTTTGCAAACAGACAATTCATTTTTGATATGGACGATATGTTAGCTGCTCAAAACTCTTACGGAGCGGGTGGTACTTCTTACGGTCTATTTGACAATGACGAAGAAATGGCATTGAACTTAGGATTCTCTGGATTCAGAAGAGGATACGATTTCTATAAGACTGATTGGAAATATTTAAACGACCCTACAATGAGAGGTGGTTTACCATCAGGTGCAGGTTCAGGTAAAATCAATGGACTATTAGTTCCAGCTGGTTCTACAAGTGTTTATGACCAAATTCTTGGTAAAAACGCTAAGAGACCTTTCTTACATGTTAGATATAGAGCTTCAGAAACTGAAGACAGAAGATATAAGACTTGGATTACTGGTTCTGCTG